GGGGCAATAGCTGTTCAAGAGGCTTTTACACTATCATCCACCGCAGGGGATATAACCATTTCTCCTGCATCCAACCTGGTCATAGATGAAAGGGTAAATATTCAGAAGAGTGTTTCAGGCTCTCCTATTATCCTGTACCTGGAGAACCAGAACACAGCATCAGGTTCAGATGCTTATTTGTGGATTGACACCAATGCCACGGGAGGAGAATGTGATCCTAGGATTAGGTTTACCAACGTTGCCAATAATACGATGTTTGGGATGGATGTTAGTAATAGCCATGCCTGGGTATTCTCAGATGACCTTGATCTTGGCACTAACGACAGACTCAGATTAGCGAAAGCTACTGGTATCCTAGATGTGGATGGAACATCAGGCTTAACTGCTTCCGTGGTTGGTCTATTTGATGACTTGGAAGATGCTCAGGTCCTTCAACGCTGGATGCATGGTGATGCAGGGTGGATTGATCCTGAGGAGACTAGGTTAAACAGGCAACTCATGTTTGACAGAGGTATACTAATACCCAAGGATCCTGACAAAAATCCCAATGATCCTAACGGATATTTTATCTCTGTACAACCTGTGCTTAGGTTATTAGCGGGTGCGGGGTATCAGGGGTGGTGGAGGGACATTGCCCTTCAGGAGGAGATTGAGCAACTTAAGGAACAAATTACCCAGATGCGGTGTAGTGGTATCCTGGGCAAGATTCGTGAGATAGCTAATAAATTGGTAAGGATGAATAATGGCAATAGTTAAGCAGAACCAAACAGTTGAAAGTATTCACTTTGATCAGGATGAATCAGGAGATATAATCTCGGTTAAGGTGGTGGGTCAATATGACCTTTATGATAATGTCAAGAAGGAGGTGATAACCACCCAGAGGGCAGTAACTGACATCTATGATGACATGACACCTGGGGACCGTGGGATTCTTAACGGTCTGGTAAAGTCAATATATTCCAAGGGAAAAGCTAAGTTTTAGGAGTTTAACATGGATTACACAAATGGGATGGCTAATCTTCTAGGTATAACCCTAGAATCTTCTAGGTTGTTAATGCTGCAAGCATATCAACAACGCATGGATGGACTTAAAGAAACCATAGCTCGTTGTTATGTCCAAATAGATGCGGCTCAGATTATGGGGAATGTTAAGCTGGAACAAGACACTCAGGATTCGATTCCTGGCCTGGTTAAAGAATACCGGGCTTTGGAGAAACAGCATCAGGATTTGAAGGATGTTGACCAGCCTAAATTTATTGTTCAGCATATAAATGGAACCGAGGAGGAATAACCCATGGCAAACATTGTCCCTAATGTTGGGCTAAATAGAGCGGCTCAGGTCATACTGGATAATGTAAGCCACACGGCAGTGGGGTCTGGCACCACTGCCCCTGCTGTGGGTGATACCACCCTAGTTACGGAAACTGATCGGTTGGCCCCATCCAACTCACTGCGAAGTTCCAATGAGTTACAACTTAGAACCTTTTTCCCTAATGCTAATTTGCCCACCACGGTAGAGGAAGCTGGCTGGTTTATGAATGGATCAGGGGCTGTAGACTCCGGGGAGTTGCTAGTTCGTAGCACTTTGACCTTTGCCAAGGGGTCAAATGACATGTATTTGGTCATGAAAATGGACGTTAATAGGGGGTAGTTACCATATAGCATTACAATCATTGGTAGCCATGTTACGTACAGTAAATCCATTAAGTATAGGCCAATCAATTGGATGGACATGGATAATGATTGCCTAACAATATTCACATACATCCATATAATCCACTTTTTTGCCCACTGTCCAATCATGCAGTAATTTTTGAGGTAATATTGACATCACATGGTGATTACATCCCTTAGCCAAACACACCTACCTTGACCTCATCTCTCCAATTGTTGCCTTCCTTGACTTCCATGGGAGTCCTGTAGGGAGCTAAATCTTCAGCCATATCACGGGGGATAATCATTCCGTGGGGACGATCAAATTGAGTAGAGTCATGGACTGTGTTGATCTGGGGGTAATCCTTAGCTCTGATCTGGAGCAACTTCTGTATCTCGGCTGCTGTCCCCTGAATTATGTGGTTTAGAGCCTCCCTCAGTGCCGCAGCTATGAGGTATTCATTTCCCGAATTGAGTTTATCCAGGAACCAGCGTCTTCTTCCTAAATATGTCTCTGTGTATCCATTGGTATGCAGGAATTGTTTGACCATTTCCACGAGGACTCTGAATCCTGGATAAGCTGCGTGATAGGCTGCCTGGAAAGCTATAGCTTCGTCTAGGGGGATACCATACCTGCGGTTTAATGTGTCTTCATCTCCTAGATATACACTGGAAAAATTGATGTTCTTGGCTATTCTTCTCCTGGAGGCATCTGTTTTACCAAGGTGTCTCCCCAGGATAGCTTCTACCTTGTCCTGGGTTGCCTGATGAATATCAGATAAGTGGACCTGATTCTGACGATACACATCCCACATGGTGTAGTCACCGGTCCACATGGCTATGTACCAGGCCAAGATACGCATTTCTATTTGATTTAGGTCCCAATCTTCTAAGGTGCATCCTTCTGACGCAATCCAAATGTTGCGGATTTCCTCTGGTTGGTTTTGTAAATTAGGAGCACTGCGTGAGGTTCTGCCACTGTTAGTTGCTAGTTGGTTTATCTTCCCAAAGACACGATCTCCTTGTAGGTACTTTGCAGGTATAGCCTCAATGAATGTGCTGAGGAGGATTTTCCCTTCTCGGTAGAGTAGGACAAGTTGTGTGACGAAGTCATCCGCGTAATACTTTCTAAGCATGTCCTTGTTCAGTTTGGGGTTCTTTGTTGCACGGTTGTAGGTGATATAATGACCTCTGGATTGTAACACCGCAGCAACTTGCTGACTGGAACCTGGATTAAACCCCATGCCTTGGGCTATCCCCTCATAGTAATCTACATCCTTTCTTATCCTAACACGATGTTCTTCGAGTGCATCTAGGTCTACACGCATCCCCCTATTTTGCATATCCTTCAGGACTGGCATGTACTCCATTTCCCTAATGAATGCTGCCCAAGGGATAAATGGATGCAGTGTTTCCCAGGTTCTATAAGTAAATTTGGTGTCCTGAGTACATTTTTTAGCCACAGTTTCCTCAGAGATGGCCAACATTGTGAGTTGGTTTTTCCCCTTCTTGCCAAGGAGGTCTTCTATCGTAGTCAGGGTGACACCAAACAACACCTGTGCTAAAGAGTAAAGTGATGGTTGTAATCCCATCAACTGGGCCGCTATCATGGTGTCAACCACAGGGGTGGTGGTGATCCCTTTGTACTTTTCTATAATTGCTAAGTCAAAGTGACCGTTTTGGAATATTTTCCACACTCCAGTGTTGCTTAACAGATGCCAAGGAAGAAGTGGGCTATCCCAAGGAAAGTAATACGCTTCATGTGAGTTATTGGAAAATGATATGCATAGAGGTGTGTCATCATCCAGGGATACGGATTCAATATCAACGGCTAGGTACCCTGAAGTTTGATTGGCGAGTTCATCCACCATCCCCCTGTAAGGGGTTCTTGGGCCATAATAACCCCACTCAGTCATGAGATTTCTTGCTCCTGTAGAACCAGATACAATAGGCTGTTGTGGCAATCATAGACCAGGTAAGGGCTGGTTCTGCGGCAGGCATAAGTCCACCAAATTTAACAATTATCAGTATAACTAACATTGCCCCTGGTATATTCCTCTTTATCCCTTGGACCATTTAATGCATATCCTTATACCTTGTATGAAATGCTACATCTATGTCACAGGTAGGTACACCACAGAGTATGCCACGGATAAAATGTCCTGTTGGATTATCACCGTTATGTAATCTTAGGATATTTATCAGTGGTATTGTGTTCTCCTTGTATACCCATATCTCCCGACCCTTAGTTGTATCCAGTATTGACCATATTAACCCATATATCCCAGATATAATTTTAACCCTGATGATGAATGCAGCAAATTCATCCTCGGTAGGTCGGCACATAAATGCTGAGCAGGCTCCTAACCAAACTTTTTCGGCTTGCCCTACAAGATGTCCCCCTGAAAACATATGTAGTGGTGAATCGTCAATCTCCTGAAGAGTATCAAAGGCTTTACGAAACAATGGCCCACAGGTTGGTTGTTGTGTCATCATATATCTCCTATGCATCCCACATTTTTCTTAGGACTATGATATCCTCGTAGTCGATTTTGAGTGATATGTCTTGATCTTCTCCAGATTCCTCACGCCTCTTACGGTGGATAATTTGAAAGATTTTGGGATCAGTGTAACGGTAGTGCCAATCAAAGGGCAAAAATCCCGCATCAATGGCCACTCTGGTGTTGTCTCTTCCTACCTCTATGTGACGTTTTTGTCTAACATAATCCTTGGTGATAATGATTAACATCTCCCCTATGACAAGGCTCCTATTGCAAAGGGTATAAATGGTTTTCATTGCTTCTAGGTATAAGGGATAATTTGTGAGTTGGCCTACATTAGCATGTTGTGCATCATATCCTATGTTTATGTGCTTCTCTGTATGGAATTTGCTTTTCCCAGCTACCTTCCAGAGGTCTCCATAAGGAGGACTGAAGATTACAATGTTGGGTTTTAGTGATATATGGTCATTGGGAAGTGGTAAAAACATCCGACAGTCACCTTCGTATCTATGTACATGGCCAGTTAATCCACCAGACACCTCTTGCATTTTCTGTATGTTCATGCCTTGGATCTCAAAGAACCTAGGAACAAGTTCCAAAGCTATTGTATCACGTCCTAAGGTTGCAGCATAATGGACAGTGCCGATGCCGGACATAGGGTCCAGAATGGTGTCTCCAGGCTCAGTATAACGACGGATGATCCAATCAAGGGTTTGCATTTCTAACTTTGCCTGATGCTCACTGTGTTCATCAACACACCACTTACGGCGCCACACATCACGTGGGAAATTCAACACTTCATTGGTAGCTATGTAATCCAATGGTATGATCATAATTTACCGATTCCTCCCATCAACCTATTATAAAGGTTGCTTGATAATCTCCAGTTGGACTTGGTTGCCAAAAATGCATTGTAGGGTGTATCATACTTGGATAATATGTCCTTAGCTGTTACCTCTCCTATGTTGGAGCCTGATACCCCCATGAGGGTCTCCACATATGGGTCAGGTTTCCACAAGATGGGTTTTGTTTTCACATATCTCCTGAGTGTCCTGTGTTCAGGCTTGTGCGAATTATGCACAAAGGCTGATATAGCCGATGCTAGGGTTTCTAGTGTAGGAGCCTGATACACGGTGATGCCTTCCTTATCAAGGGACCACAGATATGCCTGGTACTCCTCCCACGACCGGTGTATGATGAATGGTTCCCATTGATTGGTTTGTCTATTCTTCTTCTGTACTATGTGGAACCACTCCTTGGTATTAGTTTGTTGCCAAACATAACAGGCTCTCATGCCAGGCACAGGGGTTAACAACCCGTTGATTACTAAACCTACTTCCGTGGCATGATTTGTATGTTTTCTGAGTTGGTCATCTAGTCTTTTGCCCATCTCCATAAGCACCGAATGGGCAGTTTTATGCTCTAGGGTGATACTGTGATCGGTGTACCAGGTGATGTCAGCCATACCTGTGGAGACCATATTAACTTGATCCACATGGAGTGTGCGTTCTAGGTAGCTCTTGAAGTCCGCGGATTCATATACATCAAGGATGATTTGGTACATGGGTTGCTCCTAGTCAGAATGATGCTGAGATTAAATATGCACAGTGCGTGTTATATTCTGTGTGCTAGTCATCACAATGTCAAAATTATAATTACACACAGCATGCTATATTCTTCCCGCTTGACCCATTTCATCCAGCCTGGAGAGTAGGATACAGCTAAGTATGTCCTCGAATGATGGGTTATCTAGGACCTTGCCCTCTGCTGCAAGTGTCAACCCACATGTCAAGATAGTCCCCTGAGGGATAGACCTCTGCTGTGGGGGAATTGTTCCTGGGATCATACTGCGTTGTATGGATGTGTAAACTACAGTGTCTACTACACCTCCGATACGATTCCACCCATCCCAAGTTTCACCTACCCGAACAGCCTCTTGTCCTTGGACTAGGCTTTGATAATTAGCCGTTTGGTGATGGGTGATGTAGAGGTGTTTACCATACGCACGAGGCAGAAGACAAAGCGCCCTCATGTCGGAATTAGCCCTGCGATACTCTATTTGGATCAATTGTTGCCTGCTGGGGTTATTCTGTTGGATCCTCTGAAGAGTAGCATCGGTGACGCAGTGCCAAAGTACTGTTCCAGTATCCAGGCAGATGGATTTCACTCCAGTTGCTTGACATGCTGTAACCATATCTGGGATTATATAACTGTCCAGGAGTTGCATGTCCAGGTTAGTCTTTTGTCCTGGGAATTTTACTGGCATCAAGTACGGCTTACTTATGATGTCTGCTCCACTGGCGAGGTGTGCTGGTGACAGAGGTTCATTTAGCTGTAGTTTGAGGATATTGAACCCTGAGAAGCGTGGAGCTGCTCTATGAAATCCCTGGTCAAAGTCGAAGTGAACCAGAGGCTTCGGGAAAGTTAAGCCCAATGTGGTCTTTGCGGTTTTGATGTCTCCCCAGGATCCTAAGATGAGGGACTCTATGCCCCAGAGTTGGAGTGGATTATTCTGCATTAGGGGTGGTGTCTGTGTACTCATGAAATCTCTCCCAGACATTGATTATCAGTTTATAATAAAGATCCTCTGGTGAGGCTATCATTGATCTGCCAAGTAGTGCCAAGTCCTGTGTGAGGGATGATGCAAATGCTAAGGATGTGTATAACATGGCAGCCATGGGATCAGTTTCTACCAGATCCTCGAATTCTTCCCAGGTGGTGTTTTCATCCATTAGCTAATCTTTCCTTTAGGATGTTAAAACTAAAATACGCATCCACTTTTATAAGGCTATGAGGACAATCACTGAAAGGGTGTTTGCAAATGGGATATCGGCTATCCTTGCGATCAAATGACTTTTGCTGTTCTTGTAACCTTAACAATAATGATTTCCTTGACATAAGTTACCTCTTCTTCTTAGCCTGCTCAATTTGTCCTTTGGAGCAATGATGAGCCACATCACAGAAGTCTTGACAGCGGCGGCCTTCCCAGGATTCCTGGTCATTGCACACAGGGGGTTTTTGCTCCCCTGACATGGCAGCCACCAACATACGTCGTTTTTCTTCAAAGAAATCCCTTAGCCATTGATCATCCAGTGTAGGAATAGGCACCAAATAGATGGGTTCGGTGATGCCTCTACCACGCGCTGATTGGGTATTACCATCACGGACGGTGATCTGTAACTGCATCCTTGTGATGGGATACCCCTGATCAGAGAGTTGTAACCTGTAGTGGTTTAACTGCATCTGCTCTTGGTACATGTCTACCTTGGTAGGGTTAACCACCCACGTAGTGATACGTTTAGGTGAACCCGCCTTTCCCCATTTCCCAGACGATTTATACACCTCTGTGTCAGAGAATCCTTCGTGTTTCTCCAACCCCAGTATCTTCATCACCCGGTAACTGCCAAAGGTTTTATAATCCGTGATAACGAAACAGCCTGGGAAAATTTCATCAGGTTCTAGGATGTCTGGGGTGCTGCGGATGGTAGTCCCTATGCGGGTTTCACTTGTTACAGTGGTCACTCCTCCAGCTGCACGTTCTAACTTCGCGTGGTGTTCATTGCCTAAGAGTGCATAGGCGTAGTTTTGAGGCTTAGCTGCATACGGTTTAGTGGCTTTGAGCCATTCTTGCATTGTGCCGTTGAGCAATCTGGTGGTTGAAGGTGTGCCATCCCAAGGACGGTCTCCGGTGATTATCTGCATCAGCGTGGGTAAGGTTAAGCAACGGTGGTTCATGCGACAAGATACTAAACAGTTCCCTATGGGAATCTTTTCCCCATCGGGGCAGATAAATTCAGTCAGTGGCATGGGTTATTCTCCCAAGGGTTATCGGCATTAACTAAGGTTAAGATGATGTCTCCGTGACAGGGGGAAGGAGCACACCAACAGAGGAGATCCCTCCCTTTAAGGTTATCAATTAGCATGTGGATAAATGCTGGGTTATGTATCTTGGACCAGTTGATTAGTTCTTGGTAAGCTTCTACAGCACCTTCACGAGTTATCTGCTCACCAATCTTGAAAGGATTCCCAAAGGGAGTAGGCCTCCCAATGTAAATGGCATCCTTGGGATAAGGCATAATCTTCTTATTGTAAACCTTAGGCATGTTATCTCCAATGGGATAAATTTTCATCTACTATTTCATCATCGGTTTCTATTAAGCCTGTGGTTCGGATAAATGCCACTACCATCTCCTTAGCATACTCCCACGGAACTTTGTGTTCATAGATCAACTCATTGTATAGGATACCCCAAGTCTCAGCTATATCCTTAACTTCAAGTTGTTGTTCATTGGTCATGCTATTTCCTCCTTGTAATTCTTCTCTTTAGCTCCTCCTCTGCTTCAAGATTATCACAGCTCCATGAAGATGATCCCGGTGTGTGGGACAAAGCTTCGGAAGATTTAGTATCCCAAGGGAATTTATTGTAAGTGTACCACCGATTACCAGATTCATATCTGTCAGATATAAGCTCCACCTCAACAAGTTTTGACCTCTTCCTATGACGACCCTTGGACCTTGATACAAAACACACGTATGTGAAGCGGTCTTGTATGGGGTCCCAGAGATCAGGAAGGATATCCTCCTCAGCTTCTGATAAAGCTTCTTGATATTCATCATTGGTCACGATGTGACTGGGATGCTAAAGATAATGTTGGTACAATTATTACACATCCAGAGAATGTTCGCGGTCTTGTGTGCATTAAATTCTAATCCATAATATCCGAATTGATGTGTGTAACAAAAACAAACTTCACACCATTTAACCTTAGTTATGTCTGATATCATGTAACACACCACCCTTGGTGTGTGGGTATCCAATCCCAAGCTAGGGGACACAACCTCAGTAGCAGTTTAACTTAGCTGTGTCCTCCGGACCCCGATTACGGGTACGACACCACACGGGACGGGGAGAGATTCAGGCCCACATAACCTGGTCGTACTTTCCCGGCTTATTAGAACTGGATACCCCCACAAGGTATCTCTCCTGAGGGGAGGAGGAATACCCCCTCCCCGGGTAGCCTACTGAACTGATCCTAGGCTATGATTAGGTATGTACCATCAGGCTGAGCTTGAACCTCGTTTGAAGCTATCAAGCCTGGGATAAACTGGCTCTGAGCAATTGCGTTCACTAGGCCAAGATCACCCCTGATAGTCTGGTCAGTAATAGCCGCGGAGAAGAAATCAGCCGCGGTTTTGTTGTGCAGTAATTGTTTGGCTCTGGTGCGGGCATCAAGAGTATCATCAGCAACTGCCGCAGTTACGGGGGGAGTAACCGCCGTAGCTACCGGAGCTACTGGGACAGCTTGGGGAGCTGGGGGTGCCATAGCCTGAGCCACCGGAACAGCAGCTGCAGGAACATCCGGAATAGGGGCTACAGGGGCTATAGGTTGAGGTACCGGAGGAATTATCGCTGGAGCAGTGGGTACCGGCATACCAGGTACAACTGCAGGGGCTACAGCTAAAGGAGGAGTTGGCATTGCAGGTGCTAAGTTAGAATTTGCGGGAGCACCATTGACCCCAGGAACTGGGTGTGGATATTCAGCAACATAGCGAGGAACCACTTGAACCCCAGTTTGAACAAAGCCTACCATCTCCCAAGTTACCCCGGTCATGTCTTTGCCTGTGTTACGGTCTTGCCCAAAGACCGTAGCATCATGACGGACCATGTGGACCCATTGACCCATTAGTTGATCTATATCCAGTATATCCATTGTGACGCCAAATGCCCTAGCTATGGTTTCACCGAGTTTACCCCAACCTGAATTAACGCTCTGTGAAATCTTGATGGCTAGGGTAATTTCAGCATAGGGCCAGGGGGTATCCGAGTGCAGCACTTGGCAATTGCCAAATGACAAGTTTACGTTTTGGTTACCGAAATTATCAGGTGCAACAGCCCAGGCTGTGCATTGACCTATGAACTCAGCTACCGGGATTCTATTACCACCTTGGGAGAGGCCTCTCCATGAGGGTTTAGCTAGGGGATTAATCATTCCTGGTTGCATTGGTTGTAGCAAGATTCTCCTTGTTTTGGTTACTAAATTTGTGTGTCGGATTTATCAAGTCTAGCATGAATCATTGCTTTCGGTAAGACTACGTCTATACACTACAACAACTCACGACTTGAAACAGTATCACCAAGGGATTCTGTATCCTCTGGTGCTTCAATTATAATCTCCCCTGGGGGCTCAATTCCACCTCCTGATAGGATATTGGTTAGTTGAATTATTGTGGTTTTTATCTTTTCAATGTCTACCTCCTGATACCTTTTTGGTATTCCTCCTAGCAGTTTCAACTTATTGAAGTTCCTAAGCAAGGCTGATTGAAACTTCTGATAAGCTTCTAGGTCATCTAGTGTAAGTTGGTCTAAGGGGGTTTGGAGCGGTAACTTCTCTACCCAGTATGTATATGCATTTGCCAGGGTACTTAACACCCGGCGTCTTTGCTCCTTTTGGTCAGAGGTTAAATCTAATGCGGGGCGACCTCCTCCGTGCCCCAGAACTCGGTTCTCATGTGAAATGATTTGCCTTTTTAACCTGGCTAGGTGACAATTATAGTGGTAATGGACCCTGAGGAATTGTCTTCCATCCTTGAACTTCTTATGTAGGGTGTCATCAACCCTATGCTCACCAGGTTCTATGACTTGACCACACCCAGAACATTTAGTGGGTCTGGATGCTACCACTGCTTTCATGGGCAACTCCTAATGTGATACTTATTTCAAGTGTAAGCTTAACATCATATGATACGTTTGTCAAGTTAAATATGATATGATACATAAATCAAGAATCATTGTCGAATTTGGACTGGATTCTTAGCCACTCTGGACCTCCCTCGCCAGGCCCTTGGCTGCCACCAGCGCGGCAGCTAGGGCGGCGGCGGTGGTAGCGCCGGGATACCAGCCTTGCATAATGTTGGCTTTATCGCATTTCGTCTGTCGGATGATTTGCACAATGCCTTCGCCGGTATTGAGCGCAATATCGACCAGCAGCCCCAGCCACTCCGCTGCCGGCGGCAGGGTCCAGCCGCGGCCTTGGCAGCAAGGTAAGTCCCGGCCATGATGGGAACTGCCGCCCCAGGTGCCGCACCTAACCTGCAACTCCTCATGCTCCCGCGCCAGCAACAGCATGTCCTGATAGCCGGGTATTGCTGTCTGTGTCACTTTTCCTCCAATGGGTTCCGCCGCATATCTTGTAGCCTGGACTCGGTCCGCCAGTTCCATGCGGCTCTGTTCCTGGTATTGGGCGAAGTCCAGCAGTTCCTCAATCATGTCCTGCTCGGCACTGCGCCCGTTGTGTGTCTGGAGTGGAGTGCCATAGGTTTCCATACCCTTGGCGGTGCGTTGGTCTATCCAATCATTGAATCGCCGTTTCAGGGCTGGTCCTACAGGTTGTGATTTTGGATTCATCTGTGGCATTGGTTGAGTCATTGTTATACCTCACAATTTATTTTCTGTCAGGAGCGCTCCATCCATAACCTAGTCCTGTTCAGCATGATCCTAGTTACTGGTACCATCCACTGAGCATGACGGAGTTCAAAATCCAAGAACTTATAATCCGAAGTTATGTCCCCAGTTACCCGGACAATACTATCAGCCCATTGCTCATACAGAGGTCCCCTAATCTCTGATCCCCCCATATCTATCAGTTGACCTTGAGGACTTGACCTAGGCTTCCGACTGTGGTGTATCAGAACTATTGTTACCCCGTTTTGATAGATGAGAGCATCTAGGAAGTTTAATAACCCCTCGATGGACTCCTCCGCTTGGGAGGAGAGGAACCTATAAGCTGGGTCCAGTATTATAACCTTGGGAGATAGTTGTTGGACCCAGCCCAGAAGTTCCTTTTGGGGTCCTAGGTGATTAAGGGGCCAATGCATCCTTGTCTCGAAGAATAAAGTCTTCGGGGGGATGTATAACCCCTTGCCCATCTGCTCCACCCGCACCTTGAATAGCCCCCTGTCAATTTCTCCTTGGATATACAACACGGGATGTACCACCTCGGTAGGGAAATCTAACCAAGGTATCCCTGTCACAAAGCACATCCCTAACTGCTGTGCCAGTATGCTTTTCATTGTTTTGGGTTGTCCGTACAGGATCATTTTACTACCCTGGACTAGGATCCCCTGCCCAATGAAGCTGACAACAGGGCCTGGATTCCAGATAAGCATCTCCTCATATGATTGTGGCATAGGGTGTCACATTATCTCTGGGATACTTGTCGGCAATTTCATGATTAGTACCCTGACCTATGGCTGTTCCAGGTGTTGAAAGCATCCATCAATAGGGATGAAAAATTAGATAAGTCATCAAGGGGAATCACCTTTGAGTTTGTTGTCACGGAGGTAGTCTTAGCATCCGGGTACTCTACAGACACCACATATGCTTCTTTGTACCTACGTTCGATTATCTCCAGGGAAGAATCCATGGATATCCCAGCATTGCATTCACCATCCGTGAAGTGTACCACAAGGCTTCTAGGATACCTTTGGACAGTGGTTAGTAATGCGCTCCCTGATGGAGTTGATCCCCCAATAGATACCTGCTTGTTGGGTTTGTTGGGAGATGCAAGTTCATCTATGGTAACCTGATATAGGTCATCTTGCAAACTGTATGACAATACGCGGGATTCAGGGACCACGTGATGTATGGTGTATGCTGCGGAATAGACTTCACGGCAATCGCGCATGGAGATGGATGCGTCCAACAGTAGGATCAAATCCCATTCTTGTTGTGGCCTGGTTCTGCCTTGTTGGAATATTTGATCACTGTACCCCACTCTATATAGCCTTGTTGGATCTATGTGACCTCGGGCGTGACCTCTAGTGGTGCGTGTTAACGCACGGTTTTTCATTTGCAAGATCCAGTTGAGATCCTTGGCCATGTCCTGATCAAACTTATCTTCTATCTGGGTTGTAGCCTGTATCCATACAGTGGTCAGCTCCGCATCATCGTTTCTGTGTTTCCATCCACGGCTTATCTTAACCTTGTAACCCTGATCCACCTCATCCTGAATTAATCCATTGATCAAGGAAGTAATGTCCTCTTCTTGGTGTTCTATGGATGCAGTGATAGCCTTGTATAGGTCAGGATCCATATGGGTGTCACTGTGGCCAGGTAACATATGGTCCAGGGTTGCATCACTGGGAGTTTCGGTCAAGGATGTAGCAGTAGCTTGGGGGGTTATACCCCCACTGTCATCATCTGGTGGTGTTGTTGGTGAATCTCCATTCTCAGAGTCATCCTCATCATTGTCGTCCTCAGGATCACCCGGGACAGGTTGTCCTGTAGGATCAGTGTCATCGGGATGTTGCCCATCATCCTTAGGGTCAGTGTCCTTAGGTTGAGGATTACCCACTTGACCGGATAATCGCTTCTGGATGGATTGTGATTCCATCAGGTTATAGTATTTGAGAGCATATTCAGCGTAGTGTAGGGCGCGTTTAGGGTAAGGAATACCACCTTGGCGTAGGATGTTGGTTAGGTCACCTAGATCCTTGTAAAGTAACAACATGGCCAAGTCTACATCCTGAGGAGGAATCAACCCATAGAGAGCGGTACCTATCCACGCATGAAGCGCATTAGTCCAGAGAAGTGGATCACCTTCCATGTGATGGCGGTAAGCTAGTCTGGCCCTGTACACATACGCGTACATGGTCTCATTCAGCTTTTTAATCTGGTCATCGACATAGATTTCCTCACCAATGCGATAAATGCTGTTAGCCACAGACAACAGTTGATCCAGACGTGCCTGATTAAATCCCTTAGCCACGATATTCTTGATATTCTTGACCATTCGATCATGTATATTTAAGGACTCACACAACACATGGGATGCCTCATGCAGGGATAGACCAACCAATATGTCCATATTTTCCGGTGGAACTGGGTAACCTCCACGACGTGCATAGGTGGGATCAATACGAATCATTTTGTCTGAGGTGGAGGATTCATCCACAGAGTTGTAGCACACACTCATCTTTTTAGTAGAGACCATCCCAATCACACGTTCCAGTGATTGTAACACCAAGGCTAGTTCCAAGGCCGGTCTAGTGCTGGAGGATGACCTCCACTGATCGGATAACGTAGGTAGGTTAATCATAACAAGCTCCTTGATGATTATAGGTACTTATACCCTGACTTGACAACAACTGGGGATGTGCCAGACAATTGGGTATTTAACCGCAGAGTTTCCATAATTCCTGGGTTATTGCCCAGCGTAGCCTGGATTGCACTCTCAAGGGATAAGCCACCCAACTGCACCAGAAATGCTATATTGACCACATCACGGGTAGAGATTGTTATTGGAGTTTGGACATTCTGGCGCATTTTGTTTACAGTGGTTACCAACTTACTGGCTAGTTGTTTGGTAACCCCCGTCACTAGGCAGATTAGATCCTGTTCCTGTTCAGATGGTAGAGTGCTTAGTTCTAGGCGGATGTGGAATCTATTCCTGAGAGCTATGTCCAGAGGCATCGTCCCTACGTATTCGTATCCCTCGTTCAGTGTGGCTATGATTGTAACACCCTCTGCAACGGTGACCTCCTGTTCTATTTCGTCAATCCAGATGCTGCGGCTGCTGTCGTCAAGGACACTAAAGAGGGAATTGAGTGAGGTGTCATTCTCCGGGCGGTTAATTTCCTGAAGGTGGAGGACACACCTGGGAGTTTGTATTGCCTGAGTGAATAGGCCAGGAACAAAGTACGTATCACCACCCTTAGCCTGCATTGTCCCATAGATTTGGTTCACTTCGCTTAGTCGGCCAACCTCCACCACTGCTAAAGGTCTGCCCCTACTGGCAGCATATTGTTTAGCGAGTTGGGACTTGCCTGATCCCTGTGCTCCAGAGATCAAAATGTTGATTCTTCTCCCCACGGCTGTCAACCGATCCACCGCGTCCAGGATGTCTGCGTACTCCTGGGATATGATGTAAGCTATGGGGTCAGGGATTCTAATTCCGGGGTGTGTAGTTGTTACTGTCTGTTGGGATAATTGTGTTAATGGTTGTGTGTTAATTACCTGGCTAACTTCAAACAAATCCTCTACATCTTTATCCGCCTGTGGTTGCTGAACCTTATAAAGTATCTGTGCCATTACCTCAGCCTGTGTCATGGGCTTGTCTCCTGTGGGGTTCATATTCTCTCCTTGGTGGTTTACTGTATTAAGTATACCACAGATGTATCACACGGATGATCGGAACATTTGTTCTAATCTGAGGCCCACTAAACATAATAAACATAACCACCTCCTAGGTTAAGATCACCTTGTTGTAGGGCCACCAGTTGATAAGGATGCTTATCCCTGTGTAGGAAGTTCATCATACGAAGTGGCTCCACAGTGCAGAAGGTCACATGAGGGATAAGTAGCTCTATTGAGGACATAATATCCTCGGGTCTGAGGCCTCCATTGCCTATGCCCGGAAATGGCATAACATAGGTGTATTCGGGAGCCCAGGTACAAACGTCAATCAACTCCTTAGCCGATTCTTCAATCAACCCTTGACGAGCGATTTCCCACCAAACTTGTTTCACAGGAAATGAAATGATCCTATCAGGTAACATCTGCACATGGTTCCCGTATTCCTTTATACCTTGGCCCAGGATGAAGTCAATCCCAGGATACTTATCCCTGCATTGATCCGCAACCCCCTTTCCCATGACACACCTACCCTGTGAATTGACATATCCATTAGTGGTTATTACCCTAGCCACGGCAACCTCTGGGGGGTTATAATCCCATAGGTTACAAACTGCTAGGTTAAGAGGATGTTGGTAATGCTCCGCCATCAGTCTCTCCAAATTGATTAAATCTTGCGAGTTCCATCTTACAGAATCCTGTAACGTGCCCTAAGCCCAGGATGTGAGGATGGACATAGAGCACCAGTGTAGGATAAGGAAGATAGGGTGTCAATTTTCGACCACACTCTGGGCATCTAAAATTCTTATATGTCCATTTAAGATTAGAATGCTTATTCCTTGTAGTAGACCCTCTCCTGCTCATCGTAGAACAATCCTGATTTACAATTGGGATGCACAGCCTTTGTTTGTTTCACTGCCTGGTGGTCATACACCTCCTCTACACAGATAAATTCACAGTCTGGTAGGTTGCATAATTCACCACAGGCGTAACATAGAAAATACCCAGGTGATAGGCTCATTAGTTATCCTTATCCTGTAGACATAAAGGCCAATCATCATTGTGGGAAAAGCCACACCCTAGGCACATCTTCGGGGAGAAGTTGGTATCCAGGGACAACGATGGGGAATTAGTTTCCTCCTGAGATGATGTCACTGGAGGAGCCATATCTATGACGTGGCATGGACAACTACAAATGAAATCCCCATGCACCGCACACATGACATGCCCCTGACACTTCCCATGGGTCATGTTACCCAACTCCTGTGACATCTGCTCCACCCCCTTAAATTCTTGTCCCAAGACACAAAGCATGGATAGCTTTTCACCCTCACAAGCCTGAGATACCCTATTAGCATCCAACAACTCATCACTCCAATTAAATAATTTTGTTTGCCTCATAGGTCTTCTTATATCCTCTTTGCTTCTTCCTACAAATGTTACATCTGATAAACCCACCCCTGGGTTTTCTTTTACCACATTTGGTGCAAAGGCCATTGGCAACTCTATATACCTGGTTGTTATGTGCCTGCTGCTTAACTTTATCCCTGTGTAATTTTAGACATTTGGCACATGATTGATATAATCCATCTATGCTGGTGAGTTTAACCCCACATCGAATACAGAGTCCAAGGTTTTGTCTCAGGATGCTAAGTTCTTTATTGTATATCCTGTGTTTATCCAACGTCTCCGGAGTTTTGTTCCGATTCGCTTCATGTCTTGCACATGGTGCGCAGTGAACCTTTCCGGGGATTGCCCTCGCTGGACATCTTTGACAAAGACCACGGGCTTTGCGCTGTATGCGCCAGGCTTTTGTGTAACGGGGATCATTGCGGTGTAACTCCCACAGGGGAGGTATCACCTCAAGGGGTTTCAAGCCACCACCGGGTCATCCTGATTCCTGACTGTTGCTCTTTGCATAACTCACGATACAACTCTAAGCTGTATGACCCTGGCCACCACTCCCTACTATAACCTCCCTTGACCAATTTGATGTACCTGGGGTGATCTTCTCCGCTGTAGTGTATCACCAAGGTTAACTCAGCCCTTTGGGAAAATTGACCATTATTGACCCATAGGTACTCATAACTTGGAGGCATCACTTGATCCTTTTGGGTCTTCCTCTGTTTTGGTACATGGTAGCCAAACACCCGGGACAATGCATGACCCTCTTATGATTAGGCCTCAGTTTCCTAGACTCCGCTTCAACATACCACACCCGGCATCTCATGCAGAAGGCCTCACCATTCCTACGGTGTAGCACATAACTTTGGATAGTTATTCCTAGTAATTTAGCAGCTCGGTTATAAGGGCCCCAGAATTTTTGGGGGATTTCTAGTGCTTCGCGGTCTTCTCCATTAGCCCCTTTGCATGGTTTACATTTACCCTGATAGGCATAACTGTGCAGGGAGTTGAAATCGTGGCGGGGTTTCCACACCCCACACCCATGGCAATACACATCACCCTGGTCTCTGTGGTCCAGGTACACTACAATAGGGATACCCAATTCCCTTGCCCTACGTTGCTGTTGGGCATGTGCAGCCTTACTGGGCATCCGATGCTCCTTGGATAATAAGGTCTCTTCTCACCAGGCGTTGCATTATACCATTGAGGTGATTTTTATCAGGTCTTATGTAGGGTGATACTACCTCATGGACCTCCACTTTGAGATAACTGATCCCACGACGAACCTCTCGCCAAAATTCTCCCGTGCATTGGTAAATGTGGAATTGGGCTCTACCATAGGTTGAGTTGCCTCCCACACTATATGATCCTCCGGCTTCCTTGGTAACTATCACAGGGGGTTCCGTTCCTGTAAGGTATTCTACAACCTCCATATCTCCCATAATTTTCCCATCAACGAACACTCGACGTGTGGTAGGATCTATATCTAATCTCATGAGTCCTCCTTTAAGCCGTACTTCCGGTGGAAATCTTCATCACTGAGGCAATCTAATCCATACTGGTCATGTATGATCCACCACCCCACCTTAGCTGATTTGTTGCCGGATGGTGTGGGTATGTGCAGCGATAGGTCAGTCAAATTGTCATTGGGACACCTTACCCCAATGAGATAGGATAACCTGAGAACCTCTGCTAGATTTTCCTTTTCGCCTGTAAACTGAATGGTATCCACAGCTATGGGGCGTGAATAGTACCTCTGCATGTTATCTCCCTCCTCCCATAGCCTTTGCAACCTCTGCGTAGAATTCATCTATCCAACGGTCAGTATTGTGATAGAGGTCATCCTGCTGGTCCTCAGGGAGATCCTCCCACAAATTCTGCACCATTAGGTTGGCTATTACCTTAGACTGCCCACACCCGGGACAAGTGACTTCCCAGAGGGGTTTCTTATTAGTCATATCTTGAATGGTGTCCTTCTCCTGGGTCATATCCACCTCGCGGCATCTTCCATCATTTTATCTTCTTTTATCTTCATGGTTATCATTAGATTGGTTAACCATCCCCTGTATGTCATTGTCCCTCTATGCCATTACATATCTCAGCGGTGGGTATAATGTATGCAAACCCCCACACTGCCAGGATTGATAATCCCCCAGCAGCAAAAAACAGCATTAGGTAAAATATATGTTTCATGGTAAGTCCACCTCGTGAAAGTATAGTGTGCTGGGGATACCTGCTGTGGCAGCTTTTAGCAACATGTCCTTTGTCCCCTTGCTGTGATGTATCTGGTCATGAAACCCCACCACTAGATCAGGTTTACCTTGATCCAACATCTGTCGATTTCTCATGGGACCAGCAGCTTTACCATAGAGACCCCACTGGGCAGGAAACCCCAAGACATGAATTCCTAAAAACACCGCTATATTCTTAGCTATGGTATCTGCTCCTCGAGCCTCCCCTTGAATGATACATTCCAAGGAACAATCATCATTTAGTTCATCAATAATCCTCTGTATCATGCGTTTATCAGACCAATTTCTGTCCCCGCATACCAGGACACGTCTCACCTTGATCCTTTGATTTATCATATCTCAAACTCCGGTTACGCTTATCTAGGTCCTGATACCAACCTATCTCTTCGTCCTGGGCAGACTCCCGCATCAAGGATGAGATGAACCCTTGGGGGTCATGAAACAACATGACCCCGGTGTCTTCGTCTACCTCTGAGGAGAGATCCACCGCCTGTTGTGAGGGCAACTGTTTAACTGCTCCGCACCCTGGGCATCTGCGTATCCAAGTCACGAGTTTAATCTAAAGGGGCGAGGGTATGATGACACAATATCCTCAATTGTCACCTGCAATAGCAGGGATAAAGTTAAGCATGTGTTGCCTCCTAGGCTTCCCCAACCCTGTCCACGAGCCATTAGCCGTTGGATGGGGGTGTTTTTGAGTTCTGGGTGTTGGGTAATTACCTCATCACTGATCATTAGATAGCCTTGGGGATCATGCCTAATCAGATCAGCTATTTCGTTATCGGTTGCGTTGAAGAACAGCATGAGTACCCTTGTCCTACTGGCAGTCTCTAGTGACATTGTTGCATCCTTATCCCTGCGGATTTAATCTTACCTGAAGTTGCTGCTGTCCCTGATGGCACCACATACATGGCACTTCCACTTGGCCTTTGTAGCAAGGTGCGGTGCTGATGTCTAACACCTCCCCAATGCAGCTTATGATGCTGCCTACATCAACTACCCCGCCCCCGTCACAGACTGGACAGGGGAAGTCCTCGGCCTGAACCTCTAGATCAGGAGCATTAATCCCTGACACGTTGGTGTTGTTCATAATAACCTCAGCCCAGGCTTGTAGACTTCGATCCTTGTCATAATCAGCTTTCTTGGGCATCTCTTGTGGCCTGGTTGGGATGAATCCGTATAGCTGGGACATAGCACCATCAGAGCTTTGCATTGGTTATCTCGGTTCCCTCCTTATCCGTAGTGTAGCGGTGTACCTCTACCCACTGATCTCCTCTGTAGTACCACAACCCATGGATGATGTTACCGGGCATCAGCTTAAAACCACTATTATTGGGGTCGCCCCAGGACCCATCATTAGCAGTGCTGAGTTGTACACAACCCTGACATACAGGGGTGCCGTCTTTCAGGGTATATATTGATCCTTCCACATTCCAGACATCTACGGTTTCCGCTTTGTCATCCTGGTCATCAAAGCCTATGAGCAACATGGCGGGAACCTGATAAGGCTCAAGGGTGTCCATGTCAATCTGGTCATGGCCTTCGATGTGGGTAAGTTTAATTTCCTGTAGATCGCTCTGTGTCATGCTAATACCTCTCATTAATGGTGACTTGCTAATTTAGGTACCAGTGGAATATCTCTCCTGAGGCAGCCTTTGTCTGAAAGAGGCCCCACATGGGGACCCAAAGACAAAGGTTGATGAACCCAGGCACTTGAGCCATGTGGGCTTGACCCATCACGGGATCCACTATGTCTAGGATTATGACAGCGTTACTGGGCATTAGATTCATCCTTAACATTGGTTAGAATGTGTCTCTCTTGGAGCTCTACCTTGACCTGAGCTAGAGCCATGTCTAGGTCTAAGAACAACTCGCCGTTGTCACCTATGAGTTGGCGTAACCTCTCTGTCAAGTCAATGACATTGTTACGCCAACGTGGGTCTTCGTTGGTATCATATGGGCGGCTGAGTATCTCTTCTAGTGTCATGTTAACTGACATTGTCCTTCTCCTGAGGTTTAACTTGTGCTCTTGCACTGTATCAAGTATACCACATCCTCTGAGCCTATGTCAATAGAACGTTTGTTCGGATCCGTAGCTGGAGTTTGCGAGAACGTTTGTTCTAATCTAGGTTGATGATAAGATAACCTGCAGTTTATGATAAGACATTGAGCCACACAGAGTCTCCCTGGAGTGCCGCCAACTCCAGGGAGACTAAGATGAGGGTAGGTAGAGGAGTACAGTTAGGTGAATTCTGGGCTTGGTATATCACTATGTATCAATCCTATCTCAATGGTGAGACCTCCTCTGATGGTATATAGCCTATAAAGCAGGTCACGCGCTTCCTCGATTGACGTGGCATGTACATCACCTCGGCATCGGATGATTCGGTTATTAGGTACCGGGTCACTGTGGTTGATCACCACCAAGAAGCTGTAGAAGCCATCTGAGCTGGAGGGGGCATCAGCTTCCCCGAATGTGGCGCTAGGTTGATCCTGTGAGTCATGATCCGCTGGGGGCAAATGTTCCTCCGGATGGTCCTGTGACATGGGTTAACCTCCTTATACTTGTAATTCCCTTGTAACTTCCCCTGGGTCTCTCTTCCCCCGCCGCCCCCCGGCCCCCGCTAAACCTGTGGTTGGCTGGGAAGAAGGGGTTGCGGAACCCTCCTACTCCGCAACCCCTGGTGGTTATTTGTGATCCTCGTCCTCGATTAGCTGGGCTAGGTAGATGAGAAGAGCCTGTGCAGGTTTAAGGTTAGTTACC